CCACGCGTCTTGTTCGTCAGAAAGCCGTCTTAGAGTAAAGAAATAATGAAAGTCGTATTCTTTGCGAACTATATGCCCGACCCATGCGGGGCATTCTTCCACGATGTTGTGATGGCAAAGCAACTACAACAGCGTGGGCACAACGTCAATTTTGTGACAACTGCCAAACCAACTGGAGGAAAGCAGGGGGTCTATCGTGGTCTTCCTTGGAAGCATTTCAGTATTTCCGAACGTGAGATGAACGCTGCGAATATCTGGTGGTCGGCTCACTTTCCTTACCTCAAATTCGTGCGAAAGCTGAACGAGCGGTTTCTAAAGCCCATCCTAGTCACCATGCACTTTGGAGAAAATACCGAATGTGTCGAGGATTACCCCCGCCTAGGAAAGTGGGCTGAGCTTCTGTGGGTGATTTCCGATCATAACAAGAACCATGTGATGAATACGGTAGCTCTAGCACCAGCTATCAAGCTATGCGAGAGCGTTCGTCCAATGATGATCGAGAACGAACTCAAATTCCAGAATCGCGGAACCCTGCCCCCAGGAGACTGTATCACGTTGGTCAACGCCAATGTCATGAAAGGACTTGAGATCTTTATCGCCCTTGCCCGGCGTTTTCCTGCCAAGAAGTTTCTGGGGGTTCGGCCGTACTACAACAAGATCAACGTCCCTGAAAACATCGCCAACATCGAGTGGATAAACATCCAGGATGACATTCGCACGATTCTCTGTCGTACTCGGGTCATGCTTGTTCCGTCCATGTACGAAAGCTGGGGACGTGTAGCCTTTGAGTCCATGTACAACGGAATTCCCGTTCTCCACAGCAAGCCATTTGATCGCACGGACCCTCGCGCTCGTCCGTCGGGATCTACGGAAGGAATGATGGAGTGGATTGCCGGGACACAGTTTGCGTGTACCTACGACAATCTAGACGAATGGGCCGATGCGATTACAGCCCTGGATGACCCTGAGACGTATGCCGAATATTCAAAGAAGGCATATGACCAGACGTATGAGATGAACGTGTTTGCAGATTACCAGATTGCCGAGAAGAAGCTCGCGGAGTATGCGGCTGCTTACCCCCCTCCTATTGATTTTACAAAGCCCCAGATTCAGTCCCCGTCGCAGTCGGTTGCTTCGTCTCTACAGATTCGGATGCCGCCCGCGGGGGGTAATGCGTTGCCTTTCCGCGGAGGTCGTTTTTCGGTGAAGCGCTGAGAATATCGGCCATAAGACGCCCCTGACGAATACGCTCCAGCGTTTCGGCATCGTGACCAGCATCGATCTTGGGAGTCGGAGGAATGAACTTAGTTCCCGAGATTGTGGGGCACACCGACAGTTCGGCAATGGCCGCAACGACATCGCCGCCCAAGCGCTGTAGAACCTCTTCGGCCACCTCTTTCGTTGCTCCAGTATACTCCATGACCTTCTCCATTTTTTATGTATACTACATAAAGCACGAAAATGAAATTCATCGAGAACCTATGCCCCCCGGCTCTCCTGTATGCTCTCTTCCTGGCTATCCAGCTTGGCTTTGATGTCGCGGACTTTGCGTTTGTGACCGCCGGCACCAAGCTCCTGTTTGGCGGTGCCACGATCTACATCCTCGACCTGCTCTGCCGCCTCAACCTCGGCATCGTTGCGTGGTTCATCATGGCCGCCCCGTTCATCATCACGGCCCTGGCGACATCCATCGCGATGGGCCTGGAGATTGACCGCGTCGTCTTCACGCAACAGTTTTAATTTACACATTGGCCCGGTGTATTAGAAAATGCAACGTGTAGCCGAGAACGCCCTGAATAATCTCATTTACGCCCTCGTAGGAGTTTATTCGGCGGTAGAGCGGTGCTATGCTCGTCGGGCGGTGGTGTACGAGACGATGACGTGGCAGGCGACGAACCTGGATACAGGGGTTTCGCAGTACGCCGAGGAGTTCCACGAACTTGACCGCGTAGGTGCGGATGTTATTCTCCACCATATCCGCAAGACCCACGGACTTCACCAGGATCACAAGACGGTACTTCAGTGGACGAACGAGGCGGGCCAGGGGTACTCGCTTCCCGACGTGTTTGAGCCGGCAGTGGCACCCTGGCTGTTTGTTGGATACATCGCCGAGGACGGCAAGGCGGTGGATTGCACGGAGGTCGTAAACCATCTTGTGGTTTCGGGAAACCGTGTAACTACGCCCATCCTGCGCCTGGTGGTAGACTGCCCGGCAGAGAAGTGGGTGTACTTGAACCCCAAGACGTTTGACCAGGTGGAATTTCCGTCCGAGGGTATTCTAATTGGAGGAGGAGGAGATGCTACCCCCGAGTCTACAAAAGATGATTGATTGCGATCCCGCAGACGTTGTCTGGAAATACATTGCCCTGGACAAGAAAGTCAACCCCCCGGGATTCCTCGAACATCTGGGAGTGTATGCCAATCTCTTTATCCAGCCGGTAGGCCACGTCCTTTTCTGGAGCTGTTACTTCTTCTTTCCTGCGATGTTCGTTTACTTAGGTGGAACGCTGGAAACCACCACCTTTTCCATCATGATGTATGTCATATCTTCTCTGAACGTTCTGTGGAACGCCTTCAAAAGCTGGAGCGACGTTGTAGATCACTACAATCTCGGCACAACCCTGTTCACCTGGAAGATTCTCGCTCACGGCATGCGTCTTCCTCTCATTACCATCAAGTCGGCGGATCCCAACCACCAGTATTTCAAGTATGCAGCAGCTATCTCACTGCTTCAGAACCTCCGTTAGATTTCCACCGAACATTCCCTTGAAACTTTCTACGAGCTCGGCTCCCTGCTGGACCTGAGGTCCCAGGGACGAGAGCGTCTCCACGAGCTGTTTCTGTGTCTCCATCAGCTCCTTCGTATCATCGCGCATCTGCAGAACCTGCTCGGGGTTCAGCTTCTGGAAAGCATGCAGAACCGTGGTTCCCGCATCCAGATGAGAATCCTCAATCTTGCTAGACTTGGAGTCTGAGTGAGGCTCCGGATCTTTCTTCTCCTCCTTCTTCGACTTCTTCTCATCCTTCTTCTCGTCGCTCTCGGTGGGATTCTCGTAGTTCTCACGCAGAGCCTGTCCCGAAACAAGGACGACTCCGGCGATCGTGGCAATTCCGATGGTCACAGCTGCCACCAAAGGCATGCGCACGCCGTATCCGATGACCACCGTAATCAGAACTAGCCACACAGCGAGGTATCCTAGGCGACGCTGGACAAGGAACACGATGGTCACCAACAAAAGTAGAGATGCAATAGCAGTGTCCACGTTTGCCTTCATTGATACTAGAGTAGAATTTAAACAACAACTACTGGACTTCCGACGGCAACAGTATCGGCCGTTCCAGCAACGCCAGTGCCGTTGAAGGTGTATCCCGTGCGAGGCTGCTGGAGGGCCAGCGAACCTCCACGGTAGCTACGACGACGGCGTCCCGCTACCGTCTTCCTGCGCCGACGACGACCTCCCGCCTGATTGTTTCCACCACGCCCCTGGAGATCGGCACCGCAGTCGCTTCCCATATGATTATTCCACTGCGCGTTTCCAGCATTCGGTCCACCTGCGTTCGAGAGGATGGAGCCTCCAAAGCTGTATCCTCCACCGCGCTTGGCGGTGCGAGAACGGCGGTGGCGACGTCCGGCCTTTTTCAGTGTGTGTTTACGAGCCATTTGTATTGGACGGAGACTAGATTCTCGGGGTCCACGTTCCATCTTCATTTTGGACGCACTCTAGAGTGAACACCCGGCCCAGTGCCTTCAGTTGCTTTGAAAGAACCATCGTTCGAACGCGCAAGTATCCTACATCCGCTACCTTGTAGACATCCGGAATATCGGTTGCCACGATCTCATACCTGTTCGTGAGATCAGGCTTGGTTTCTACATATACCCCCTTCTCGCCCAGGGCATCCGTATAATACTCGTGACCTCTCACCTCGGTTGCCGTCTCCCGGAGCGCCACTGCCTTTGTCTCAAACTCTGGGCAGGAAGTGTATGTGGCTTCAAAAACCTTCTTAAGAAACTCGGCACGCTGAGCAAACGATTTGGTCCTGAATAGGGGAGTACCATTCCACATCCACACATCCGCGATATACACATGTGTGGAGGTGTATTCAACACGCAAAATAGTGTCCTCGAAACACCGCTCGTCCCAGACGACACGAAATACCTGTGGAGTAGCATTGGGCCGGCGAGGAACCCAGAGGGCCACTGGCTTTGATGCCTCGTCGCGGGTAAGACACAGCCATCCCGGCATTCCGCTCGTTTGGGGGACCTTACACGTAAAATTCGTGACATTCCCCTGACGGGTCATCCGCATCTCCCCATCCCATCCGTATAAAGTCTTGAGCCTGTTCATTCTTCTATGTATATCTAGCTTGCCCCGTCAAAATCACTTACCTCCCGACCACCCGACCTTATCGGTTTCCCGGGTCTCAATTGGCGGGGGGAGCTGGGCATCCGCCTTATTGCTCTGGACAATCGGCAGGGGGAGAGCAGCATAGGTCGGAACATTCATCGTCTGAGAACTCGGGGGTGACTGGATAGCTGGAGGCTCGATGCGGGGAGGGAGAACGATCGGCTGGGGCTGGGGAGGAGGAGGGACCTGTTCCTGGATCGCATGGATGGGCGTGCGGTCGACATACACAATCTTCGGCTTGGGCGGCTGGATCATCCTGGATACCCAGAACACTCCAATGTGAAGAACCACGACAACCATGATTGTGGCGAAAGCAAGATATACGATATCGGAGATCTCCATGAGTTATTCTATCAAAAGTTTTGTAAGACCTAGAATTAAACACAGAGCCATGTCTGATGCCGAAGCCGTTCCCGTGCCTGCCGAGGTGGTTGCTGTCGCGATCGACTTTGCCAACAGGTCCGAGCTCCTGAAGTTCGTGATCAAGAAGGTTGCCGAGGTGGAGATCCTCGCCGACCGCTCGGACGAGGACAAGGCCAAGTTTATTATTGACGAGGTCAAGAAGGCCGTTCGCGATTCTCCCCTATCGGACGAGCAGAAGACAGAGCTCGCCACGTGGTGCGATGTATCCCTCCCCTACGTCATTGAGGCCGTCAAGCTCGTGAAGGCCGAGGCTTCGAAGGTCGTGGGCGTGGCCCTTGCGGAGGTCCGGAAGTGCTGTCCGTCGTGGTTTGCGAAGAAGGCGTAAACAGATCGTTATTTTCAGAGAACGAACCGTCCGCAAACTTGTTGACTAACACCTCCTCGCGATGATCAATCCTATCCAGGACGTTAGGGTACGGATAGACTTCAATTTTTACCGACCCGTCCTTCTGAGGATGCAGGGTCCGGCACGTCCTTTCGTGTGGATTCAAACACTGGTTTCCACACCAAAGAAAGTTGGTCACGTATGTGATAGTAGGTTTCATGTAGACCATCCCCATCTTTGTGACACGATACATTTGTATAC